ATCTCCTTCGGTTATGCGACCTTAGTCAAGCATTCGTGTACCTTGTCACCGTCCAAACGCACGGCACCGCCGTTCATACGGCTGTAAACCTGGACCGCGTAGGACTTGTCTGTCCGCTCGTCTATATGGCTTTCAACGCCGTTAGACGAACCCCAGATAATCCCATCCTGCGCCCATGATATAGTCCGGTAGGCCGTCGAGGTTACAGCGTCCTTCGTAATCCTTGTGGACTTGAAGAAAGTAAATCCGCTGAATCTTTCGATTTTTCCCTCGGCGAGCGCTTTGACGATATTGTAATCTACCGACCCTATCTGCGTGAGCTGAAGCATGTCTTCGACGTCCTTGGGAGTGACCGCCCAGAAGAGAGGTATTTCATCGTCTACATCGGCGTCACCGAAAAGTCGAAGCATTGTCTCAATCTTGGCAAGGGTCATATCGACAACGGTTCCCGCCGCTGCCAGCGTACCGAGAGTGGTAATCGTCCCGTCGCCGTTAATGCTTATGGACTCGTCCTTGAACGCTACGGTAGAAGTGGTCGGAGTATTTCCGGCCGCCGAAGTGCCCAGGGCCGCCGTGATGATTAGATCATCGATCTTGCGGCCGAGAGCGCGTGACTGGTTCTGGGCATACTCGTTTTGAGGGTTAATCAGGAGTTTGACCTGATCGGCCTTGTCAATATACGAGTTGGTATGGAAATTAGACGGTGTCACCCAACGCCTCGAATGAGGCTGCTCATTGTTCGGCGTATCGGGATGGCGCGTCGTTATTTCCTCTACCTCTGCCTCGCCCAGCCGGTCGAATGATTTCGACTGGCCCGTGACCTGCTCGCTGCGCACGCGCGGAGCGAACTTGGACTTCTGCTGCTGCGAAAGGACGTAGAGCATGGCTTGGTACTGGTTGACGAATGCCACGTCAATCGTGCTTGGTAAAGACATAAATGCACCTATGACTTTGGTGTTATTGTTTAGCGGCACAGAGTGTCTTGAACACCAAGGTCCGGTGCCTTCGCTTTACGCCCGATTGGCGGCGGGTCACAGAGACTCGTCCGGTTCTGACAGCACCTGTCGGAGTCTCAATGAGTATCCGCTATTAGCCCGCCTGTTTATTGGCGGGATATAGTTGTTTATTAAGCTCCCTTAATTCGTCTGTTATTCTCTGCCGATCTTCTTTGGTCATTGCGCTGTTTAACTGCAAATATCCAGGCGTGGCGTTTAATTGCGCGATACGCGTCTGAATTTCAGTCGGCGTCTTTTGGGTGAGCTCGGCTATCAAAGCGGTATGCTCCGACATGCGCGAGCCGATATTGGAAAGCAGGCGGATAATAGATACATCGTCGCCGTATTTCTCTGTGAATTCGACCCGTTCCGCCTCCTTGGTAATGGCCTCGGTAATTACCCTGTTTGCTATGTGCATCCGCTCATCGTAAGCCGCCCCCAGCTCCTGCCTGAGCTCTTTTTCGGCGTTCAGCCTGGTCTCTCTCTTTGCCTTGGCCTCGGCCTCTTCACTGTCCTTTATGGTCTGGACAACCTCTTCGATTTCACCTTTTATAAAGTCGTCGAACTGTTTTTGTGTTGCCGCCAGGGCAAAAGCCCGCTTCTTCGCCCTCTCAAGCCGGTCAGTAGTGAAAATATCTTTGAGCTCTTCGGGAATTTCGGGATTGGAATAGGCTTCCTCTTTTTCCGGCCTTCCGATGGCCCTGTAAAAAGCGTCCCATTCCTCCGGCTTGGATTTGTCGGTAGGCAGTGCGATCTTGTTCTTTCCAATCATCTTTACAGCGCTGACCATTCGCTTAGCCATATCTGGTAATGTCTTGATAACATCCAGACTTGTATCTTTGCGGATCTCTTCCGGCAGAAAGTCTCTCCAGTCGTCGATAAACGTGCCGTCCGGCTTTACCGGGGACACCTGTGACGTGAGGACCGTTGCCGGTTTTGGTTCCGGTACAGCAGGCGTCGGAGTCGGCTCAGAAAGCAAAGTGGGGGTCGGTTCCGGGTTCGTAATTGTCGGTTCTGGTTCTGGCATTTTTAGCTCTCCTTACAATAGTTCGTCCGGTGTATCGTTGCGATTAACAGCATGGCCCGGCGCTTCTTCGTTCGGGTCAAGCTTTGACATTTTGTATATGTACTTCAGCACATTGCTCTGGCCTTCGAGAACAAGAAGCTGATTGACGTCTATACTGCCGCCTGTTTTCAGTCCGCCCGTCAACAGCGGGCACCGCTTCTTCAAATCCGCCAGTACGAGCTTGCCTTCCGGGGTCTCGAAGATCTTGTATGCTATAATAAGCTCTTTATTCCGGCGCAACGGCATTACTTTGCTCTCCTTTTTCGTTTCAGTGCTCTTGCGTATTTAGGCAGGCTCTTGCCCTTGCTTTCGTGCAAATGGCTTTCGAGCTCGGCCGTAGTAATTCCCTTCATTCGTGACTTTTTGCCCCGGCGCCGCCTGCGAAGCTCGGCGCCGAACTTGCCTTGTTGAGCCCGGCTCGTAACCCCTTCAAATCGGGGTATGTGGTTTACCGCATTTCCCCGACATGGACATCACCTCCTTTCAATGTGTGTGGACCAAAAACTCGCCAATTGCCATATTCACATTCCCATTCTTTGACTGTCTGTTTACTATGACAGGCAGGACACAAAGGAATCAAATTTCCGAGTTCATCCTTTCCGCCCCAACGAACAGGTATTATATAATGTATGTGCAATTTTATAGATTCGTTTCGACACACCGCACATGCGTTAGAATAAATTTCCAATAACCTTTTACGCATTTGTTTCCATTTTACGCGAGAACGAATACGACATCTTTCATCTTTAGAATAACCACCTCTCCAATTCGGTGCCATAGAGCAAGATAAATAAATTTGCCCATATCGTTTTGTATGTTTTTTATGGCATCCCGGATTCGTCATTGTGCCTCTCCTTCATCCAGCGGACTTCCCGGCTCCGGCGCCTTGGTGACTTTGCTGTATCCTTCGGCGGCGGCCGCCGCTAATTGAAGCTGCTCCATTTCCTGCTGTTTTTCAACCCTGTCCTGCCTTATCTCCCGCACCATCCTCACAGGTCTTATATGGTCCGCCTTAACGCCCAGTGATTCGCCGAGGTCGCGCGCCCACTTGTCACTGTCGACGTTGTCTGTGACATCGGGGAAGATTTGTCTTGCCTCTCCGAGCGAAGCGACCCAGTATTGCCCGCCCTTGGCCTGCTGGTCTTTTAGCGCAAGTGCCAGCGGGTTAATGAACTCTATTTTCAGCGGTGTGCCCTGCAGCGATTCAGGCGGCGGCGCCACCACCCCGTTGCGGACCAAAAGCCGTATTGTTCGGATTACCTGCGGCGTCAGCAGTTCCGAAAACAACCTGCCGAAAGGACGCGACTGCTTCTTTAAGCCCTCGCTCATTCGTTCTATAATTTCAGTCGTATTCCTTCTGTCGCCCTTGAGCGGGGTTATCGGCTCGAAAGCGTTCCTGAGAAACCCCTCCCTTACCCCTTCCCGGTAGTATTCGAGTATGTCTTTTGTTACCGGGTACGCCCCGCTCGCCCCCATGTCAATCGGGCTAATAGTGTTTTTTTCCGAGACGTAGTTAAGGGCGCCGGGCGTAACATCAACGGTGCCCTCGAACGAATCCAGCACTTCTTTGGGCGGGTTCACCCACTTGTTCGACATTTCATCGTAGTCTTTGGCCCTGCGGTTAAGCTGCCGGACTTTCGGAAGCATCATAGTCCCCCGCCCGCGCCCGTTTACCTCGCCGTAGACCACCTGATACCTCGGAACGGCAAACGGAAACTCGTCAAACCCGCTTTCCTCAAGCACCTTCACATCCTTTTCCTGAACGTACGTGGACTCCCACGGCGCAGCAAGCGAGTTGCGCAGGTAGGGGTTCGGGTCGTAAACCTCCCGCGGCGCGATATATTGTATGACATCGAACGTATCATGCCTGGATTCGGGCTTGTCGTATGATTCCTTTACCGATTTTCCGACTTTGGTTTCATCGTACCCGAACTTCTGCACGATCTGGTTTGCGGTCATGGGGCATGTAAGGACTATCGTATCTATCACGCCGGCCGAGTTCTCGATGCACTGGTACGTGCCTATGGCGTAGTCCCTGTAATTGAGTCCGAGCTTTTTAGTCCACTCCGAATAGATGGCCGCGATTCCAAAAACGAACCAGTAGTGTACCGTATTCGATACCTGCGCGATGTAATTGCTGTTGAACATCTGCTCGTGCACCTGCTCTACGAGGTACGGAATATATTCCTTGGCATCGGCGTCGTCGCGCAAATACTGAGGTGTCGTGACTGTCCAGAACCTCTGGCCCGCCGGGAACAGCGTCGATACGATATTGGACGATGTGTTCTCGGCCTCCTCGACCCCGGTAGTATCGAAAAGGTGCGACATCAGTTCGCTGCCGGGCGCTACTTTCGACGCGATGCCGAACGTCTGCGGGAATATAAGGTCGGCCGTACTCTGCCAGAGCGTGCGGAAATTGCTTTGCCTCGCCTTTTCCCTGTCGCGCAAGGCGATAATCTCCTTTGCCCTGCCGTCCGGTATATTTGTATTTGCTTCGACCATCTTATCAGCCCAGAAGGGTCCTCTTTCCGATGTCCATTGGTTCGAGATCGCCCGTCAGTACGGTCGCCGACCGGCCCTTGCGCTTCTTCATCAGTTTGGACACTTCTTCCTTGCCCTCGACCTGGGGAACGGCCGGGACTTCCGGTGTCGGCATTGACGTTCTTTGCTTGGGCGGTTTGAATAATGAAGACATAATCAGGTTTCCTTTATTTCGTAAATGTACGATGTCTCAAAGTGCTGCGCTCCCGTGGTTTCAAGAAAACGGCATATACCTTCGTGCCTGCCGGACGCCAGTTTCGAGCCGCTTGTAATCAAATGAGAGCACCCGTTGTCTTTTGCCCATCGCACGGCCTCGCAGTACAGCTTCGGCCCCGCCACGGTAAAGCCCGGCATTGCGTACCAGTATTTTTCCAAAGCGATTTTCTGCTTTCCGAGATAGCTCGGCACTGCGAAAACGGCAAGGAACGCTACGGGCTGAATGCCATCGTAAGCTACGAGAACCACTCCTTCGCCCGAAAGCCATTGTTCGAGGTCTTGCTTAATCACGTCGATATCGACGTCAAGACCGAACTTCTCCGCATTCGATTCGGCCATCCACCGCTCGGCAAGCGGCCTGAGCTTTTCAACATCATGGCAGTATTCAACTCTCATATATTGATAAGACCTTTTCGATATTGTTCGAGAAACGTGTCCGTCGCATCGTAACTTCTCGGCCTTTTCATGGTCCTCGGCTTGCCGACGTACACTCCGTTTACCTTAACGGACTCGCCGTTCTTATTGCAGACGCCCCGCCTGTAGCCGTCCATTATCCTGCTATGAACAGCCTCAATCTTTTTCCGCCATCCTTTTGTGTACCCTGCCATTAATTCCTCGAATACTCATTAACTGCATGTGTCTGCCTGGCCTTTCTGAACCCGTCTCCGGCGATGGCCAGCCTGCTCGACGTCGCCGCCAAGTAGAAGTAATTAAGCGCGTGCCGGTAGTCGTCCGGCTCGTCGCCGAGCTTGACGTAGCGGTAAATCGCGGCCTTCGTCTTCTTGTCGATGACCTCGACCTTGGCTATATTGCAGCATTCGCGCGCGAACTGCCGAACTTCCGGGCAGTCTGCGGGCAGGTCGAGGTCGGACTCATCGGCAATCCACCTGTGCGTGGCATCGCATATCTCCGTGCGGCAGCACGTTACAATGCCGTTCTTGTCGTGGTACTGCGTACCGGCCGGCGCGCTTTCCCTGTACTGGCACAGCCATACTTTGAATCTCGCTTTTTTCTGGAACTGGCGAGCCGAGTCCTCGTAAGGCCGGATATCGACTACACACGACTTTACGTGAAAGCGGTCGGCCATGCGCAGAATATCGTCCCAGTCATCAACCCTCGCCACCCTGAGTATCGAATAGCGGTTCCTGCCCGACCGGCATCCTATTATCACGTTCTTGTGCCGCCTGACGTCAACGCCCATAGCGCAAGGCCCCGCGTGGGAATCCGCCTGGAGGCGGTTAGTACACAGCGCGAGTACCTGCATTGACGTCAGCCTGTCCTCGGCCGATATGAATGGCCTGCCGAGCCTTAACCTGACGACGTCGCCGAGGTTCCCGTTGGGCGGGTCGTTATAGTCATGCAGGATATCGAGCGGGTCGTTACGGGCGGAAGTAAGCTGCGACCATTGATAGCCCCACATATAATCCGAATTATCGCGAAGCTTCGGGACCCACTGGCCCATCCTGAAATCGGTCGGCTTGCCGCATTTTTTGCACGCTATATAACCCCTGCCGTCCTTGTCTTTACCGATAAGGTCGGGAAATTCCTCTTCGGCGCAGGTCCACTGCCCGCAGCCGCATTTTCTGAACCAGTGCCTCTGGTCGCTTTTGGAAAAAACGGTGGCAATGCCCCTGTCGGGAATGGTCGGATTGCTAAGGAAAGCGGAGGACTTGACCGTACTGTCGCCCATGCGACCCTCGGCCTTGACGATAACGTCTTCGGCGTCCATCATATCGAGCTCATCGAATACCACCTTATCGACGGGAATACTTGAAAGTTTCGAGCTGCCCTTCGTATTGGCCTCCATGTGGATAGACAGCCTCGCGCCTCGGAAATAGAGCATCGAGCCGTTGACGTTTTTAAGATTGGCCGTATCGGTGTCCCTGACAAACTGGCCTATGGCGGTGGGATTGCCGGCTATCAGGGGATTGAACCTCGTCTTGGAGAACTCGCGGACCTCATCGTTTGTCGGGAACAGGTACATGACGCCTCGCGGATAATGGACGTGTATCTGGCCGTGCAGGACTTCAATGACCTCGGTCTCCGTCCAGCCGCCCTGCGTGCCTTTCTGTGAGCACATCTTTCTCGGCGCCTTGCCCATACGCTGAAGCATGGGAATCTGCATGGGCTCCCTGAGATACGGCCGGTCGTCGAAAGACCACTGCCCGCCCTGAAGCTTGATCCTGTTCAGGTTGGCCCAGTATGCCGCGTCTTCCGCCGCTATGTCTTTAGGTTCTATCATAATTTTACGGAGGCGCCGTAGTGGTCGTTGTAGTGGTTGATGTCGAGCTGGCCGTCGAAGTGGTCGTGCTCGTACTGGTCGTAGTTGAGGTTGAAGAGGCCGTCGAAGTCGTACTGGTCGTGCTCGAAGTCGTCGAGGTAGTCGA